GTCCCCCATACCCCATAATCCACACAAATAACTCCGCATATTTCCAAAACACACAACGCCCACGCAAAAGTTTTCAGAACATCCTGCCCTACCTGCCCTTTAGTTACCCCAAATTCATCACTTATGACGCAAAAATTCATAACTTAAGTCATGAAACTTATTGCCGATTTCTCGCAAACCCTTATTCCATATAGCTTTTTTCCTCAAACACACGGCCCCCAATCCGTTTTTACTTTACATATTTATTAGGGTATACCCCCACTGACTTTTTCCCCGAACACAGCCCCGTCGATTTTGCAAAACGAAATACCTAGGAGTCCCAAATTCTAAAAATGGGGATATACTATTTTTAACACTGTGAGGGTGTGACATTGGGGCGGTTAAGCCGCCATTAGAGGACGCAGCAAGTTAGGGTTTTTGCGGCTTTCCACCTAACGGGCTTTAGCTGCCAAATCTACGCCCCCCTTTTTTCAGTAAAGATCTTCTTTACACATATTTAAAAAAGGAGGTACACTCCGTCCATGGAAGCATACGTACCTGCTATAGAAGAGAACGTTCCTCTCCCTAAAAACGCCTCTGAAGCGTTTCCTGATCTAACTCCGACTGAAGAATTAAACATGAAAGCTGCGGTTGTGGCTCTGATGTCTGAGTTAACTGGGCAACCTATCACCCCAAGCAAGGAAAATGTTGACGAGGCTAAGGCTATCGCCAAAGAAATGATTACAAATCCGCAATTTAGACCCGATTTCTCTAAATATCCTAATGAGACGTTGGCTATGTTAGCGGGTATGGTGGCTCAAATGAAGGTTTCGGTTGTTGATGAGCTTGCAGAACTCAAAAACTACGTGGTAAACCACCTTATTCACTCAGTAGAAGCTTCAAAAGATGTAAAAACTAAGATTGCAGCCCTACGAGCCCTGGGTGAAATTGATGGAGTCGATGCATTTAAGAAGAGAACCGAGACAACTATTAAGATTCAGAGCATGGAAGAGGTCGAAACTGAGCTTTTGAGCCTCTTAGATGAGGTAGAAGGCAAATATATAGACGTAGAAGCCAAAGAAGTGGTCAAAAAAGAGCAAAATGACAGCTAATTTGCAGCTAAAACTGACCCCAGAGAAGCTATTTAAGCTGCGTCAGGTGGCAAAAAACCCCAAAACACCCCCTGAAATCAAGCGAAAAGCGAAGGAATTACTAGCTAAATACGACGAGTTTCTAACCCAAGAGATAGGGAAAATGTCCTTTTTGGACTTTATTAAACATGTATATCCAGGCTATAAGGTGGGCCCACACCATGCAAAATTGGCTCAAATTTTTGAAGATATTGCTGCAGGTAAGAAAAAACGAGTCATCGTTAATATCGCTCCGCGTCATGGTAAGTCGGAACTTATATCCTATCTCGCTCCTGCCTGGTTCTTGGGTAAGTATCCTCAGAAAAAAGTCATCATGGCATCACACACAGCGGATTTGGCTGTTAACTTTGGACGCCGTGTACGTAATCTGGTGGGTTCCGAGGACTATCGCAACATATTTCCGCAAATAGAACTACAGGCGGATTCCAAGTCAGCATCTAGATGGGGGACAAACTTTAATGGAGAGTATTTTGCTATTGGTGTTGGTGGTGCTCTTGCTGGTCGGGGTGCTGATCTATTCATCATTGACGATCCTCATTCTGAACAAGAAGCTAAAACTGGAAGACCCGATGTTTTTCTTCCTGCTTGGGAGTGGTTCCAGTCTGGGCCTCTACAGCGTCTCATGCCTGGTGGCGCTATTGTTGTCGTGATGACTAGGTGGTCAAAACTTGACTTAACCGGACAAATCATCAAACAAATGGAGAATAATGACGACGTTGATAAGTGGGAAGTAATTGAGTTTCCAGCCATTAAAGACGACGGGGAGCCCCTCTGGCCTGAGTTCTGGCCTATTGACGAGTTATTGGCTAAAAAGGCGGGACTTGACATTAGGTATTGGAATGCCCAATACATGCAAAACCCAGTCTCTGAAGAAGGTGCTCTTATTAAGAGGGAATGGTGGAATATCTGGGAGGGGGAGAACCCACCCCAATGCGAGTTTACGATTATGGCGCTTGACGCCGCCCAAGAAGCCAATAACCGTGCAGACTATAACGCCTTGACTACCTGGGGGGTCTTTTTTAATGAAGAGGTCAACAACTACAACATCATTCTCCTTAATTCGATTAAGAAGCGACTGGAGTTTCCGGAACTCAAAAAGCTTGTTCTCGAGGAGTACAAAGAGTGGGAACCGGATGCGTTCATGGTTGAAAAGAAGTCTAATGGCGCGGCGCTATACCAAGAACTCCGTCGGATGGGAGTACCGGTCGGGGAGTTCACACCTGGCAAAGGTCAAGATAAAATATCTCGCGTCAATGCTATTTCGGATTTGTTTGCGGGAGGCGTCGTTTGGGCGCCAGACAGGCGATGGGCGAAGGAAGTAATCGAGGAATGCAACGATTTTCCTAGCGGAACGAACGATGACTTGGTAGACTCTACTACATTAGCTCTGTTAAGATTTAGGCAGGGTGGGTTTATACGCCTACCAAACGATGAACCGGAAGACGATTTGTTATATAAGTACAAGCGAAAAGCTGCGTACTATTAAGGATAGATTATGGCAATAGATAAAGCACTGTCACAAGCCCCTCTTGGTCTAGACCAATTAGAAGAGATGGACGACGAGCCGGCTTTAGAAATTGCGATTGAAGACCCAGAATCTGTAGAGATCGGTATTGATGGGCAACCCATATTAAGAATTGAAGAGATTGAAGAGGACGAAGATGACTTCAATCAGAACCTTGCTGAAGTATTAGACGAAAAAGTATTAGAGACTATTGTTGGTGATCTAACAAGTGACTTTGAGGCAGACATCTCTGCTCGTAAAGATTGGATCCAAACCTATGTGGATGGCTTAGAACTCCTGGGCCTTAAAATCGAAGAGCGTGCAGAACCTTGGGAGGGCGCTTGTGGAGTCTACCATCCACTCCTAGCAGAAGCAGTCGTTAAGTTCCAAGCTGAGACGATGATGGAGACAATGCCTGCGATGGGTCCTGTTAAGACTCAGATTATTGGCAAAGAAACCCCTGAGAAAAAAGATGCAGCGCAGCGCGTTCAAGATGATATGAACTATCAGATCACGGACGTGATGAAGGAGTACCGTCCTGAGCATGAGCGTTTGTTGTGGGGCTTGGGTTTAGCGGGTAACGCATTTAAGAAGGTGTACTACGACCCACACCTTGAGCGTCAGGTAGCGATGTTTATTCCTGCGGAAGATGTTGTCGTCCCCTATGGAGCTTCTAGCTTAGAGCAAGCAGAGCGTGTTACGCATGTGATGCGTAAGACAGCTAATGAGGTGCGCCGTCTCCAACATGAAGGTTTTTACCGAGATGTTGACTTGGGTGAACCGGTCAATGCGATGGATGAAGTAGAGAAGAAGATTGCTGAGAAGCTTGGCTTTAGAGCAACAACCGATGACCGCTTTAAGTTATTAGAGATGCACGTTGAGCTGGACATTCCCGGCTTTGAGCATAAAGATGACGATGGTGAACCAACAGGAATCGCACTCCCTTACGTTGTTACGATTGAAAAAGGTACGAATAATGTTTTAGCTATTCGTCGTAATTGGAGGCCTGATGATGACACTCACCAGAAACGCCAGCATTTCGTTCATTACGGATATATTCCAGGGTTTGGCTTCTACTGTTTTGGCCTTATCCATCTCATTGGTGCTTACGCAAAATCTGGCACTTCTCTCATTCGACAGCTCGTTGATGCGGGTACTCTTTCCAATTTGCCCGGTGGGTTCAAAACCCGTGGACTGCGTGTTAAAGGTGACGATACCCCGATTGCCCCAGGTGAGTTTAGGGATGTAGACGTACCAAGCGGTACGATGCGCGACAACATCCTACCGTTACCGTACAAAGAGCCAAGCGTTGTATTAGCAGGCTTGATGGACAAGATTATTGACGAAGGACGTCGGTTTGCAGGTTCGACCGATATGAAGATCTCTGACATGAGCGCAAATGCTCCTGTGGGGACGACCCTAGCAATTCTAGAAAGAACTTTAAAGATGATGAGCGCGGTGCAAGCCCGTATTCATTATTCGATGAAGCAAGAGTTCAGACTTTTAAAAGATATTATCCGGGACTACACACCACCTGAGTATCCATACGAGCCAGAAGAAGGCAGTCGCATGGCTAAGCAGTCAGACTATGACATGGTCTATGTGTTGCCAGTATCAGACCCCAATGCTGCGACTATGGCGCAGAAGGTTGTTCAATATCAAGCTGCTTTACAACTTGCTCAAACTGCACCGCAGCTGTATGACTTGCCACAACTACACCGCCAGATGCTTGAAGTGTTGGGGATCAAAAACTATCAGAAATTGGTACCGATGGCGGAAGATATAAAGCCAACCGACCCAGTTGCTGAAAACCAAAACATCCTAAAGAACAAGCCAGTCAAGGCGTTCATTGAGCAGAATCATAAGGCACACATTGCTGTACATATGGCAGCGATGCAAGATCCAAAGATCCAATCTATTTTAGGAATGAACCCACAATTGGCCCAACAGCTACAAGCAGCAATGATGGCTCACATTAATGAACACGTTGGCTTTGAATATCGTCTACAAGTTGAGAAGGCAATGGGCATGCAGCTTCCTCCAATGCCGAGAGACGGAGAAGAACCAAAGCAATTGCCTCCAGAAATTGCGGATCAAATTGCTCAAATGGCAGCGGCGGCTTCACAGCAGTTGCTAATGCAGAACCAGCAAGAAGCTCAGGCTCAGCAAGCTCAGCAACAGATGCAAGACCCAATTATTCAGTTGCAACAACAAGAGTTGCAGATTAAGCAGGGTGAGCTGCAGAGAAAAGCCGCAAAAGATCAGCTTGATGCGATGCTAAAACAGCAACAACTTGAGGTTGAGCGTGAAAGAATTGCGTCTCAGGCACGTACTGCTGGGGCACAAATGGCAGTAAAAATAACGGCAGACGCCGACAGATTGAATAAAGAGCAGCAAAAAGAAGGATCAAAAGCAGGGATAGAGATGATGAAACTCGAACGCACCCTTGCACAACAGCGGGAAATTGCCGAGAGGCAAACACAAAAAACTGCGAAGGAGCAGACAAAGAAAGGTAAGTAATGGAAGCTGATAAGGCTTTAAATATCGTGGTGAAAACCATCGATAACAAGGTTGTACAACTCCAAGAAGCACTAGCCGATGGGCGAGTAGAAAACTTTGAAGAGTACAAAAAAGTGTGTGGCGAGATACGAGGTCTTCTTACTGCACGTAACTACATAACGGACCTTAATAAAGCAATGGAGAACTCGGATGAGTGACCAACAGAACGTAGTAGAGTTACACAGAGCAGTAGATTTAAGTTCAGTATTAAATAAAGAAGCAGAAGAAAAAGCCAAGCAACTCCCAGACCCAAAGGGTTATCGCATTCTATGCGCCATCCCAGAGGTAGAGGATACGTTTGATAGTGGTATTGCCAAGTCTGATTTGACAATTAAAAACGACGAGATCTTAACTACAGTTTTATTTGTAGTGAAGCTTGGACCTGATTGTTATAAGGATAAGGATAGATTCCCAAGTGGCGCATGGTGCCAAGAAGGGGATTTTATCTTGGTGCGACCCAATGCTGGAACAAGGCTTGTGATCCACGGGCGTGAGTTCCGGATTATCAACGATGACTCCGTAGAGGCTGTAGTAGAAGACCCACGGGGCATTTCTCGTAAATTTGTCTAGGAGATAAAACATGGCTGAAATGGATAAAGATAGCTTTAAGTTTCCAGATGAACAAGAGGAAACTAAGGGTAAACCCGTAGATACAGAGTCAGAACTTGACGTATCTGTTGAAGAAGACGACGTTCAAATCGAGGTAAAAGACGATACTCCCCCTGAAGATCAGGATGTAGAGCCTTTACCAGACGATATTAAGGACGAGCTGGAGGCTGCAGACAAGTCTAAGGAATACTCTAAGAACGTAAAAGATAAGTTTGTTCAGTATAAAAAGGCTTGGCACGATGAGCGTCGGGCTAAAGAAGCAGCATATCGGGAGCAACAGGAGGCATTAACCCTGGCGCAAAAGATCCTCGATGAGAATAAAAAGCTCAAAGAGATGCTTCAATACGGTGAGAAAGAGCTGATTTCTACCTATCAAAGCTCTGCGGAGATGGAGATAGAGAAGGCTAAACGGAACTACAAAGAGGCTTATGACTCAGGTGATTCCGATAGACTTTTGGAAGCCCAAGAAGAGTTGATGAAAGCTCAACTTAAACTTGATAAAGCAAAAAATTTCAAACCTACTGTACAAATTCCTGAAAATGATGTACAAATACCCCAAAAGCAGTCTCAGCAGCCTGCACAACTAGATCCTAAAGTTGCTGAATGGGTTTCAAAAAACCAATGGTTCGTTGATCCTAATAAGCGTGCGATGCGCAAGTATGCTGAAGGAGTCCACGAAGAATTGGAAGAAACCTATGGACGTGGTTTTGTTGGTACTGATGAGTATTACAAACGTATCGACACAGAAGTAAAACGGCGATTCCCAGAAGAATTTGCCGACACCCAAAACGATGAGGAAGAAAAGCCTCAACGTACAGCTAAGTTAAGTACGGTCGTAGCGCCGGCGAAGCGTAGTACGTCTTCAAAAAAGATTGTATTAACTAAATCGCAAGTAGCTCTGGCCAAGAAATTTGGTCTGAGTCCTGAGCAGTATGCCCGTGAACTTACAAAATTGGAGTCTTAAAAATGGCAACAAACAGATTAGAACGTGAATTACAAAACCGTACCATGCAGGAGCGTCCTAAGCAGTGGCAACAACCTGAGCTTCTCCCTGAACCGGATAAGCAACCTGGCTACGCGTACAGATGGATTCGTGTTTCAACTTTAAATCAGGCCGATCCTCGCAACCTCTCGGCGAAGTTAAGAGAAGGATGGGAACCTGTAAGAGTTGAAGAACAACCAAAATTTCAACTGCTAGTCGATCCCAATAGTCGATACAAAGACAATATTGAGATTGGCGGGTTGTTACTCTGCAAGACACCTGTAGAGTTTGTAGAACAGCGTAATAAACATTACTCTGATCAAGCAGACGCACAGATGAACGCTGTAGAGAACACTCTTATGCGCCAAAGCGATCCTCGTATGCCTCTCTTTAATGAGGGAAAAACGACAAGCTCCTTTGGAAAAGGTGGTTAAATTTTTAATTTAGGAGTTTTTTAAATGGCTTATCCAACCGTTGACGCTCCCTACGGCTTACAAGCAATTAACCGTGTAGATGGCTTGCCATATGCAGGTGCAGTTCGTCAGATTCCAATTGCATCCACATATAACACTGCAATCTTCAATGGTGACATTGTTAATATCGTCGCAGGCGGCACAGTAGCAAAATCTCTAGTAGTAGCTAACGTTTCGGCTAATACCGCAACAACTACCGCTGGCGTTTTTGTTGGTGTTCAGTATGTAAATTCGCAAGGCCAGACTGTACAGGCTCAGTATTACCCAGGTAATGCTGCTGCTACTTCGGCTATCGCTTATGTTATTGATGATCCTATGGCTGCTTTCAAAGTGGCAGTAACTTTTAGTGGCAACGCTACTATTACTACTGTTAACCAAAGCATTGTTGGTACCAACATGGCTGTACGCCAAGGTACTGGCTCTACTACCACAGGTGACTCAGCAGTTTCTGTATACGCAACTACATCAGAAGGTAACTCTAACGTATTGCCTTTCCGTGTTATTGCCGTTGTACCTGATACTGCAGCAAATGCGACTGCTTTCCGTGAGGTAGTAGTTAAGTTCAACAACCACCAGTACAACAATACTACTGGCTTGGATTACACAGCTTAAGGAGCATATAAATGGCTATTTCTCGTGCACAACTACTAAAAGAGTTGCTACCGGGCCTTAACGCTTTGTTTGGCTTAGAGTACGCTCGCTATGGTGAAGAACACAAAGAGATCTATGAAACTGAGACCTCTGAGCGTTCCTTCGAAGAAGAGACCAAGTTATCAGGCTTTAGTGCCGCTCCCGTGAAGAACGAGGGTGCACCAATTGCTTATGACAACGGTCAAGAGGCTTGGACAGCTCGCTATACCCACGTAACGATCGCTCAGGGATTCTCTCTGACCGAAGAAGCAATTGAAGATAACTTGTATGACTCCTTGTCTGCTCGTTATACCAAGGCTTTGGCTCGTTCCATGGCGTATACCAAGCAAGTTCGTGCTGCTTCTGTTTTAAACAATGGTTTTAGCGCAAGCTATCCAGGCGGTGACGGTGTTGCATTATTTGCAAACAACCACCCACTCGTTTCTGGTGGCACCAACAGCAACATTCCTACGACCGCTGCTGATCTTAACGAGACTTCTTTGGAAGCCGCCGTTATTCAAATCAGCTTGTGGACTGACGAGCGTTCGCTTTTGATCGCTGCTAAACCACGTAAGTTGATCGTTCCACCTGCATTGCAGTTCGTTGCAACTCGTTTGCTAGAAACCGAACTCCGTGTTGGTACCAACGACAACGACATCAATGCAATTAAGAACAATGGTTCGATTCCAGAGGGTTATACCATTAACCACTTCTTGACCGATACCAATGCTTGGTTCTTGACCACTGATGTTCCAAACGGTATGAAGCATTTCGTTCGTGTGCCACTCCAGAACTCGATGGACGGCGACTTCGACACCGGTAACGTACGTTACAAGTCTCGTGAGCGTTATTCATTTGGCTGGTCTGATCCACTCGGAATGTTCGGTTCCGCAGGAGCCTAAAAATTGGGGGGAGAAATCCCCCCTTTTTGTTTTATTTGATGTAAGATTTGATTTATCTGGGTGAATCGCTTATCAAACCGCCCCAGCGGACGCATACACGATTGATAGGCTGAACTTTGTATGAAGGACAATTTATTATGGCAACAGCAACTACCTCAGCCGTATGGCGCTCCACTGGTGGAGATCAAACACGCACTGCAGAAGCAGGCTCCATGGTTATGGCAGTCCCCTTCTATATTGCTAACTTAGCAGCAACTGCAAACGTACTTAATGTTTCTGGCGGATCAGCTTTAGTTCTTCCTGCTGGCGCAGTAGTAACCGATGTTATTGTTAGCGCTACTGGTACTGGACGTGCTGACATAGGGTTTACCCCACTAGTTAACGTTGGTCCTGGTCAAACTACTACTCTTGGCACCAATGTTCCACAAGGCTTCGTAGCCAATTTAACTATGGCTAGCCGTGTAACCGTTTCTGTAGGTAGCGCAGGTAATGGCGCTTCTTTGGGTAACGTAGCTAATGCAACTAACTTAGTCGTTGTTACTAGCGCTGCTAACGGTACTTCTTCTGGTACGGTTTCTGGTCGGATTATCTATCACGTAGCTGACGCTGGTCAACAAAGCGCCTAATAGGAGGCTCTTATGGGCATGCAATATGACGTAAGTTCGGCGTCTAATACCGCCAGTGCAACCTATGTAAATGGGCCAGCACGTCTAAAAGCTGTGTACTTTACTGGCACGGCTAATGCTGGCTCGGTTACGTTTAGAGATGGTGGAGCTTCTGGCGATGTAAAGCTAACACTCCAATCCATTGCCAATGCAACCGCACCAACATATATGTTGCTTCCTGGTGAAGGTATTCGGTTTAGTACTACTGTATACGCTAACTTGACCAACGTAGCCGCAGTAACGGTGATTTATGGCTAAGACTCCTGCGTGGACTCGTAAGGAAGGCAAAAACCCCGAAGGCGGTTTAAACGCTAAGGGGCGTGCTTCTTACAACGCCGCTAATCCTGGGAAACCTGGGCTTAAACGCCCACAGCCAGAGGGCGGTCCTCGCCGTGATTCTTTTTGTGCCCGTATGAAAGGTATGAAAAAGAAGCTTACTTCAGCCAAGACTGCTAATGATCCAAACTCACGCATTAATAAGTCCTTACGGGCTTGGAACTGCAAAGAGGGCGGAGCTGTCCGTGGTGGCGGGTGTGAAGTCCGTGGCAAAACCAAAGGGAAGATGATCTGATGGAAATGATGCTATGGAACATGGTGCTGACCATCCTACTTGGGGTATTAGCTTACATGGGTAAAGAAAAATTTGATGAGATTCAACGGTTAAATATACTGTTGAATAAAACCAGAGAGGAGGTCGCTCGTGATAACGTCACTCAAGCAGAAATTGACAAAATTATGGAGCACATTGACGCAAGGTTTAACAAGCTTGAAAGCAAAATTGATTTGCTTATTCAGAAAGGACTAGGAGCATGAAACATTCAGATATTAAAGAAGATATGCCAATGATGAAGAAAGTAGCAGCTAAAGCTGTTAAAGGTCATGAGGCACGTATGCATAAGATGGCTGGTGGTGGCGTAACTCGTGGTGATGGTTGCGTTATGAAAGGCCATACTAAAGGCAAAATGATCAAAATGTGCGGTGGCGGAAAGATGTAATGCCGATTGAGCCTGTAGACCCTTCTAAGCCAACTGGCGGCGACGGTAATGAGAAGTACAATCCGCCGCAAAAACGTGGACCTGGCGAGTTTGATAGAACGCTTGAGGATGCTAAAAAGCGTTTTAAAGAAATTGCTGAAGAAGGTAGAAAGCAGGGTGACATTAAGAAGCAGTATTGGGATATAAACCCCCCAAAAGGTGGGGGTGGAGGAGCGATGCCCAAGTCTAATCGTGACATTACTAAAAACTTTAAAGCTGGCGGTACAGCTTCCGCAAGGGCAGATGGTATAGCCCAGCGTGGTAAGACCAGAGGAAAAATAGTATGAACTACACTAAACATCTTGGTGACGTAGCTAAAACAATAGGAAGTGGTTCTATTGTTCCTGGTGTATCCGACGCAATTAATAGCTTTGTAGATAACGCTACTGGCGAAGCTGGTAAAGCTAAAGATGAAAAAATTAAACAATTAGAAGCTGAAGTAGCTGCTGGTAAAAAGACTAAAGAGCAAGCAAAAGCAGAAATGAGTATGAAAAAAGGTGGTATGGTAAGCTCAGCCTCCAAACGTGCTGATGGTATAGCCCAGCGGGGTAAGACTAAAGGGAAAATAGTATGAGACCTAGCCGTGGAATGGGCGCGATCCGTCCCTCTAAGATGCCTACTAAACCAAAAAAGATTGTTCGTCAGGACGACCCAGATGTGGTGGATATGTATGCCAAAGGTGGTAAAACTAAATCGAAGGTTAATCAGGCTGGTAATTATACGAAGCCTGGTATGCGCAAGTCTTTATTTGAAAGTATTAAGAACTCGGCTGTGCAAGGTACTGCGGCGGGTCAATGGTCTGCTAGGAAGGCACAGCTCTTAGCTAAGAAGTACAAAGAAAAAGGTGGAGGTTATCGTGGCTGATTTTCCAGATTTGACTAAAGACGGTAAGGTTACCCGTGCTGATATCCTAAAAGGTAAAGGCGTTTTTAAAAAAGGTGGGAAAGTTAATTGGATCAAAGATGCAATTAAGAAACCCGGTGCTTTGCGTGAGTCTATGGGTGTTAAAAAAGGCGAAAAGATCCCTGCTAAGAAATTAGCTGTTGCGGCTAAGAAGCCCGGCAAGATGGGTCAGCGTGCGAGGTTAGCTCAGACCCTGTCTAAGCTAAAAAAGTAATGCCGTTCTTTTGGGATTGGATTTGGGAGAAATTAAGTGGCGTTAGCAAAACCTCAGCGCAGCCTAAAGTCTTGGACGAAGCAAGAGTGGACGACAAAGTCCGGGAAGAAATCGTCAGAGACCGGAGAGCGCTATCTACCAAAAAGAGCAATACAGGCTCTAAGTCCGTCCGAGTACGCAGCAACGACAAGAGCAAAGCGGGAGGGGAAAGCACAGGGAAAGCAGTTCGTGCCCCAGCCAGCAAAAATAAAGCAAAAAGTAAAGCCGTACCGAAAGGTTAAATAATGACCACTACTGGCACAAGTAACTTCAATCTAGACATGAACGACCTCATTGAGGAGGCGTTTGAGCGCTGCAATATGGAGCTTCGGTCTGGCTATGATTTCCGTACTGCACGGCGGTCTTTGAACTTGTTGACAATTGAGTGGGGCAACCGAGGTATTAACTTGTGGACTGTTGAGCAAGGACAGATCCTGATGAACACAGGCCAGGCCATATACCCTGTTCCAGTCGATACAATTGACTTACTAGACACTACAATCCGTCAGTACAACGGGCAAAGTACAAATCAAATTGACATTAATATTAGCCGTATTAGTGAGCCAACCTACCTGACCATCCCAAATAAAAATGCGTTAGGGCGTCCTATTCAAGTTTGGTACAACCGTCAGTCTGGCAACATTGCAGCAATCCCGCAAACTACTTTGGCTGAAGCTATTACAACCACAGACCAGACAACTATTACTCTTACTTCGGTAACTGGTTTACCTACTCAAGGCTTTGTCAACATCGGTTCTGAAACTATTGGCTATCAAAATATTGTTGGTAATCAGATTCTTAATGCTTGGCGCGGTCAGAACGGTACTACAGCAGCCACTCATGCAAACGGTGCGGATGTTTATAACAACCAATTGCCTTGCATCAACGTCTGGCCTACCCCTAATGCACCTGGCGACCAATACACCTTTGTGTACTACCGTATGCGTCGGATCCAAGACGCAGGCGGGGGTGTACGCACGGAAGATATACCTTTCCGCTTTATTAACTGTATGGCAGCGGGGTTGGCGTACCACTTAAGTATGAAGCTGCCCGGGGTGCCTGATAATCGTATAGTGATGCTTAAAGCGGATTATGAAGAACAGTGGACATTGGCAGCTGGTGAGGACAGAGAAACCGCTGCAATCCGTATCGTGCCTAGAAATATGTTTTATTACAACTAAAATGTTATGCCAAATAAGTTTGCTTCAGGTAAATATGCAATTGCGGAGTGCGATAGATGCGCTCAGCGGTATATGCTTAAGGAGTTACGGACACAGATATTAAAGACTAAGCCCTATAAGGTTAAGGTTTGTAGAACTTGTTGGGATCCAGATCAACCACAGTTGTCGTTAGGTTTGTATCCAGTAAATGATCCGCAGGCTGTACGGGAGCCAAGACCTGATGTAAGCTACCAAATATCAGGACAAAGTGGTTTACAAATTAACATTACAGGCGTTGGTCCAGATGGATTTGGTAGTCCAGAGTTAGGTAGCAGGATCATACAGTGGGGCTGGAACCCTGTAGGTGGTAGTAGAGGTCCAGATGCGGGGCTAACCCCAAATGATTTAGTACAGGCAGTGGTGGTCGGTACGGTAACGGTAACAACAACTTAGGAGTTGAAAATGGGATACAAAAAAGGCGCAGACGGAATCACCAAAACAGGTAAAACCGATGCAAAAGTGTTTCCTAACGACGGAAAACACATTATTGATAAAGGCCCAAAGGCTAACAAAAGTTCTTTAAACAAGAACATGAAGTCTATGGGGCGCAACATGGCTCGTATGGCTAATCAGAGAGGTCGATAATGGCTAAATTTTCTATGAAAAAAGGTGGTAAGGAAGTTGGCCCAGCTGAAATTTATGCTAAGCCACATACCATGGATGCCGGTGCTACTAACGTAAATACCTATAGTGGATACACTCCTGGTGCCAAAGTAATGGACACTATGAACATGTCTGTTGGTGGTGTTAGCAAAGGTAACTACAAAGGCGAGAACCCATACGGTGTTGGCGTAATGCGTGGTTATGGCGCTGCAACAAAAGGTCGTAAGATTAGCGGGAAGATGGGCTAATGAATTACTTGCAGTTATATACCGCCATACAGAACTACGCAGAGTCGGATGAACAATCTTTTGTTCAGAGTATTCCTACGTTTGTGTACAACTGCGAAGAGCGCATATATAACGCAGTTCAAATCCCTGCTATTCGTAAAAACGTTATTGGTAACTTTACTAGTGGCGATAGCTACTTAGCTCTACCAAATGATTACCTTGCGTCTTTTTCTTTGGCTGTCATTGATGCCAGCGGCAACTACGAGTATTTGATTGATAAAGACGTCAACTTTATTCGTCAGTCATATCCAAACCCCACCACAGATACAGGTACGCCCAAGTATTACGCACAATTTCAGCCATATACCTATTTGATTGGTCCGACTCCAGACGGCAACTACTCAACCGAGTTGCATTATTACTACTATCCAGAGTCTATTGTTCAGGGTGTAATAGGCGGGCTTGGGACTATTGTTGGCGGTTCAGGATATACCAACGGCACTTATCAAGATGTCTCGCTTACTAATGGTTCTGGGCAATACGCAACGGCAACTATTGTTGTGTCCGGTGGAGCTGTTACAAGCGTAACAATTAGTAATGGTGGGTCGTTCTACCTTGTTGGTGATTCATTAGGTGCCTCTAGTGCAAGTATTGGTGGTACAGGAACCGGATTTTCTGTGCCTGTTACAGTTACAAATAACCCAACTGGAACATCTTGGCTAGGTACTAATTTTGAAACTGTTTTACTGTACGGCTCGTTACGTGAAGCTGTGATTTACCAAAAAGGTGAGCAAGACATGGTGAATTACTACGAGCAGAAGTATCAAGAATCCTTAGCGTTGCTCAAAGACTTGGGTGATGGTAAAGATAGAAGAAGCGCATACCGTGATGGACAACTTA